TCTTTTCTTCACGATAATGTTTATTCGTTACTTGATGTTGAACATCAACATATTGTAAGTCTTTACTTGTATAAAATAAATTAGGATAATCCCTATCTATAATTTGTTGGATTGTTGCCCAACCAATATTATTATTCTCTACTATAAGTATCGCATCATTATATTCTGTTGCTATACTTACCAACATATTTCCAAAATCTTTAGTATTTATTCTACCTTTATATTCTGCTACTTGTTCTAAGTTTTCAATATCAATAACGTGAAAAGCAGAATAGTCTGCTGAGTCTCCACGACCAACATCAGCACATACTAAATAATTCTTAGAATAGTTAGGTGGTTCCCATATCCAACAATTACTATCAATACCTCTTTTTTCTAATGGGTCTTTACAACTTCTTTGTCGTAAATTTTCCAATAGTGTCGCATCAATCACACCTGTACCAGATGTCAAGAAGTCACAATCACATTCTTGAGCTGCTGAACTTACTCCGAGTAAAGTATCTTGTTCTTTTCTCCAATCCTCACCTCTATCTGGATGTACTGTCCAATGTAATTTTATTGGATTAAACATACCAAGAGCTTCTTCAGCTTCTACCCAAGTTTTGTGAAACCAATTACCAACACCATTTGGTGTGGACAAAGCTATACATTGACCACCAGTCGTTAAGGTAGATTGTGCTGCTGTCCATATCTCATCAATTTTGTCGATAAAAGCTGCCTCGTCCAATATCAATAATGATAGAGCTTCTGAACGAGCGGCTTCAGGACCTGATGATACCGCTTTAATCTGAGAACCATTACGATATCTCAGATTTAATTTGTTATCCTCAACACATCTTTGTTTCAACCAACTCGGTAAGTTTGCGTGCATAACACGAACTTTCGTTACCAAGTTTTTTGCTACTTCTTGTTTTGTAGCAATAACCAAGATATTCTTATCTTGTTGGAATGTCATCATCCATAAAGAATATCCGGCGGTCAATGTTGAAATACCTAACTGACGAGCTTTCAAAATCACATTGAATCGTTCTTTTGTAAACTCTCCAACCACTTTTTCTTGAAAATCATACAATTCAAATGGTATCTTGCCTTTAATCGGGTGTTGTATCATACAATATTTTTTCATAAAATATGCAGGGTCTTGTGCACATTTTATATATTCTGACTTGATTACTTCTTTTATTTGTTCTGCCATTAGTCTACTATTTGACCTGCCAATCTAACTGATGTGGCAGTCATCAAAACTCCATATGTAAAGTATAACCACTTGTTTTCATACCATTTAGGTTTGACAAGTTTTACCTTTTGTTCAAGAAGTTCGTTGGTGTCTTTTAGTAGATTAATTTGAGTTGTTTTGTTTGCAATCAACATAGAATCTATTGCAGAGTTTTCTTCAAAAAGTTTAATTTGTGATTCTAAATCCATTACCAAAGAAACATTTAAACTATCTTTTAGTTCTAATTCCTTAATAGTATTGGTGAATCCTAAAACTTCTTCCTCAGTAAAGGTATAGGTTTTAGTTGTATCAACTTCTTGAGAAAACAATGTTCCCAATAATAATATGTAAATAAAATATCTCATATATATAAATATATACTACTTACTAAACTTCTTCAAAAATTTTACTGCTTCGTCAGCATTATCTTCTTTGACTGCTTCTGATGCTTTTTCAATCTGTTTTTTAGTAGTGGTAACTTTTCTTTTTAATTTAGCTACTTCTTTTTTGTTAACTCGTTTTTTTGATTCAAGAACTTCTACTTCTTTTTCAAGTTCTTTTACTTCATTGTCTTTAACTTTAATAGCTTTATCTAATTCTTTGACTTCTTTTTTCTTTTTTCCACCAAAAAATAGATTTAGTATTGCTTGTATGATATTCATTAATTAGCTCCTTGTAGTTGTTGTTCTGCTTGCTCGACCATTTGTCGTTTTTCTTTTATGAAATCTCTTGCTTCTGAAATGGTTTTTTCAAACTCTTCTTTACCCATCTCCCATTTATCAGACTCTAACATTGGTGTATTAACACCCACATTATTAAACCATTCTTTTTTACCGCCTGTTTTTTCAAAGTCATCTATACTTTGTTCTAAATCTTTTAATTGTGACTTTTGATTTTCTAACATCTTTGAATAAGCGTATTCTCTAAACTCACCATTGATTCTCATTTTGTTTTCCATTTCTATTTGACAATCGAAACAATGTCCCATCATTCTCCAAAATTTATCATCAAGTCTTTTCTTCATTGTTTTTTGACATTTAGGACAAAACCAAGGCATCCTAACTTTTGACATAATGTCAGTTAATTCTGACTTTCTTGTTTTACCACCAAGGTTTTCTTTCTTACCCTCGTATCCTACTTGAACATATTCTTTCTCGTGTTCTCTTCCACTAATTATATCTTGTAATGCTTTATTCTGTCTTTCTGCTTCTTTTGATTTATTTGCCATTATAACTCCTTAAAATCTTAAACTACCAAGTATTTGATTGATTGGTGCAAATGCTCCTGTGAATTTGTATAGGTTTCCTTTGTATTTGAAAACCAAACCTTCACTCGGGACAATTGCATTTGCTCCACCGATAGCTTCTAATTTTTCTATTTGTATTCTTAATTTTTCTAACTTTGCCAGATTGTCTGGTTTTTGTAAATCTTTTAATGCACTTGCTACATCTTGTCTAATTTTTTGGGTTGCTTTGTCAGGTGACACTGCTAAAAACCCTTGTATATTTTTTAATATTTCTGCTCCTACTTGAAAAAACAATATTTCAAATGGTTTTATATTTTGTTTAAATATCTTTGTATGATTCATCTTGTCTGTATCTAATACCCATCTGTTAAACTCTGGATTACCTTTGAAGTCTTTTCTAATTTGTGGTATTTTGTAAGACTTGTCAAAGAATGCCCAACGATTTACTAACTTAGTGAATTGGTCTGGCTTAATATTTACCTTAAATTGTTTACCTGCATTAAATACATACTCTTTCCAAAATGCTTCGTGATACTGACCTAATCTGTCTGAGTCTTTTAAAGCGTATTGTGATTGTAATTTATTTAATTTATTTAAAAATCTACCTTTTAGTTTACCATAGTTCTGAACTTTTGGAACTCTCAAAAAGTTAGGTCTACCAATCTTGAATCGTTTTTGTATATTTTGATTTACTTGTCTAATCATACCTTCTAACATACGAGCGCCTTCTTTTGAATATCCGATTTGTTTTCCTGTTTTATCATATTGTATTGTTCCGTGAAATACTATTTCAGCGATATCGTAGTCTATTACATTCGATGTTTGTGGATATATAACCTCTAAATTCATCCATTTGGTTCCATTACCAAATACTTTTTTCTTTTGTGCGTCTGATAAAGAACCGATTGCTTTTTCTAAATCTTTCATCGCTCCTACAAATGCGGTCTTGATATTTCCTCTACCTGCAAATAAACTTGCAACTCCACCAACATTCAAAGATGTTTTACCACCATTTTTTAAATGTCCTTTGTTTCTAGCTGCTCTAAGACTATTACCTACCCAACTTACCATTAGGTTTTGTCCGTCAAGTTTTTCAGACACTCTGTCTTCACGATTAAGCTTTCCACTTAACCCTATAATAATTATATTCTTCAAATCTGAAAATGTCAAATTATTATCATCAAATGGATGATTCATATGTCCGTATGCTCCACCTTCATTCAAAAATACCTTTTTTACATCTTGAACAAAACTTTCAGATAGTTTTTCTTTTGTGCTTTTGACATCTTTAGTTATATCAGATTTATCTGCTAATGGTGTTTCTTTATCAGGTGTAGAGAAGTCGTTATCGTATAAATCACCATCTGCAGCCGCATCCTCTCCAAAATACTTAACAATCTCCCAACCTAATTCTTTTATGTTTTGATTCATTCTTTCTTTGTATTTAGGAAATGGATTATCAACTGAGTCTGTATTTTTTCTATTTTGATTGATTGTTCTTCCGTATGTTACGGTTTTTGCTCTGTCTTGTTCATAATCATCTGACATAATTGTAAATGCCATTTCCGCCGAATCTTTTACTGGATA